ACCGGCTTCTAAGATTACAAAAAAAAATATGTACCATTTAGCTGATGAAGAACTTGAAGGATTAGACACCACTATTGACTGGAAAAACACAGGAGATAACAGTTATGATGGTGAAAAATTACAATTACTACTTCATGATGAAAGTGGTAAATGGGAAAAACCTGATAACATTTTAAATAACTGGAGGGTAACAAAAACTTGTTTACGTTTAGGTAGCAAGGTTATTGGAAAGTGTATGATGGGATCAACTTCGAACGCTTTAGATAAGGGGGGAAGAAATTTTAAATCACTTTATGAGGATTCTTTTCCTTCTAAAAGAAACGCAAATGGCCAAACAAAAAGCGGCCTATATTGTTTATTTATACCTATGGAATGGAACTTTGAGGGATATATAGACAGATATGGAATGCCTGTTTTTAAAACTCCCGCCAAACCTATTGTAGGTATAGATGGTGAAGATATTAATATAGGAGCAATAGATTATTGGGAAAATGAAGTTAGTTCTTTGACGCAAGATCCTGACGCTTTAAATGAATTTTACAGACAATTTCCAAGAACAGAGTCTCATGCGTTTAGAGATGAAAGCAAACAATCTTTATTTAACTTAACTAAAATATATCAACAAGTAGATTATAATGACTCTTTAATAATGGATCACCATACAACAAGAGGATCTTTTCAGTGGAAAGATGGAGTTAAAGATACTGAAGTAATATGGTCCCCTAATAAAAATGGAAGATTTTTAGTAACCTGGACACCAGGGAAGGGTTTGATGAATAAAGTTATAACAGCCAGAGGTATGAAAAAACCAGGGAATGAACACTTAGGTTCTTTTGGTTGTGATTCTTATGATATATCTGGCGTAGTTGTAGGGAAGGGTTCTAACGGAGCATTGCATGGTCTGACTAAATTTAATATGGATAGTGCGCCAAGTAATGAGTTTTTTTTAGAATATATAGCACGCCCACAGACTGCGGAAATATTTTTTGAAGAAGTATTAATGGCTTGTGTTTTTTATGGGATGCCTATACTTTGTGAAAACAATAAACCTCGCTTATTGTATCACTTTAAAAATAGAGGATATAGAGGATATTGTTTAAATCGTCCTGACAAAACCTATAACAAATTATCTAAAACAGAAAAAGAATTAGGAGGAATACCTAACACTTCTGAAGACGTAAAACAATCTCATGCTTCAGCAATAGAATCTTATATTGAAAAGCATGTTGGTATTGATTTATTAGGGGATTATAGAGATCAAGATGATATGGGGAGGATGTATTTTCAAAGAACTTTAGAAGACTGGGCTAAGTTTGATATTAACAATAGAACTAAGTTTGATGCAGCTATTAGTTCAGGATTAGCTATCATGGCTAACCAAAAACACTTATATACTCCATCTAAAGAAAAATCAAAAATAAGTATTAACTTTGCAAGATATAATAATAAGAATACATTAAGTAAAATAATTACATGAAAGCAGTCACTATAAATATCCAATCAGCTGCCTTCCCAGATCAATTTGTGTCCGATGCAGATAAAAAGAAAAAAACTTTTGGGTTACAGGTAGGTCAAGCAATACAATACGAATGGTTTAGAAAGGATGGCATGAATTGTAGATTCTACAATCAGTGGGCAGATTTTAACCGACTAAGACTGTATGCGAGAGGAGAGCAATCAGTTGCAAAATATAAAAACGAATTAGCGGTAGATGGAGATTTATCTTACCTTAACTTAGACTGGTCGCCTATTCCTGTTATACCTAAGTTTGTTGATATAGTAGTAAATGGAATGGCGGATAGATTATTTAAAGTAAATTGCCAGGCACAAGATGCTATGTCTGCAGAAAAAAGAAATGAATTTCAAAAGATGATTGAGGTAAATGTGGCTGCTCAAGATTTATTTCATCAAGTTGAAAAAGATTTTCAAATGAATGTTTTTCAAGTAGACCCCAAAACACTTCCTCAAAGTGATGCTGAAATGGAGTTGTACATGCAATTAAATTATAAACCAGGGATAGAAATTGCTAATGAAATTGCTATTAACACTATGCTGGAAGAAAATCATTATTCTGATATTCGTAAAAGAGTAGATTATGATTTAACTACTATAGGTATAGGTATTACTAAACACATGTTTCAGCAAGGAGATGGTATTCGTGTAGAGTATGTAGACCCTGCAAATGTAGTTTATAGTTATACTGAAGATCCTTATTTTAAAGATTGTTTTTATTGGGGTGAACTTAAGACAGTTCCTATTTCGGAGGTGTTAAAAATCAATCCAGATTTAACAACAGAAGATTTAGAGGAAATATCAAAATATAGTCAAGCTTGGTATGATTACTATAATACAGCTGCTATTTATGAGAATAGTATGTTTGCAAGAGACACTTGTACATTGTTGTTTTTTAATTATAAAACTACTAATAGTTTTGTTTATAAGAAAAAACAAACTGCAGAAGGAACTTTTAAAACAGTAGAAAAAGATGATCAATTTAACCCTCCAGAAGAAATGATGGAGGAGGGTAATTTTGAAAGAGTAGAAAAAAGAATTGACGTATGGTATGATGGGGTTATGGTAATGGGAAGCAATATGCTTCTTAAGTGGGAAATGATGGAGAATATGGTCCGTCCTAATTCTGCCAATCAACATGCCATGTCTAACTATGTAGCGTGCGCTCCAAGAATGTATAAAGGTATTTTAGATTCTTTAGTTAAAAGAATGATTCCTTTTGCAGATTTAATTCAAATAAGTCATTTAAAATTACAACAAGTTGTTTCTAAGGTAGTTCCTGACGGGGTATTTATTGATGCTGACGGATTAAGTGAGGTAGATTTAGGAACGGGTAATGCTTATGATCCTTCAGATGCTTTACGATTATACTTTCAAACAGGTAGTGTAGTGGGTAGAAGTTATACTCAAGACGGAGAATATAATAATGCAAAAGTTCCAATTACTCAGTTAACATCTAATAGTGGTAGTAGTAAGATGCAAATGCTTATAGGTAATTATAATCACTATTTAGGAATGATAAGGCAAGTAACTGGATTAAATGAAGCCAGGGATGCTTCTACTCCTGACCCTAACTCTTTAGTGGGTGTTCAGAAGTTAGCAGCGTTAAATTCTAATGTAGCTACCAGACACATTCTTAATTCAAGTTTATATATAACCAGAACTTTAGCTGAAGCTCTTTCAATAAGGACTGCGGATGTGTTAGAATACGCTGACTTTAAAGATGAATTTGCTATGCAAATTGGTAAATATAATTTAGGAATTATAGAAGAAATTAAAAATTTATATTTATATGACTTTGGTGTGTTTATTGAAATGAGTCCTGATGAAGAAGAAAAAGCTCAGTTAGAGGCTAATATTCAGGTAGCATTAAAAATGGGCGGAATTGATTTGGAAGACGCTATTGATATTAGAACTATTAATAATTTAAAAATGGCTAATCAATTATTAAAAGTTAAGCGTAAACAAAGTGCTGCCGAAAAGAAAGAGGCTGAAATGCAAAAGCAGGCTATGCAAGGTCAACAGCAACAGGCTATTCAGAAGCAGGCGGCTCAGGCTAAAATGCAACAAACTCAGGCTGAATTACAAGCTAAGATTCAAATTAAAAAAGCAGAAATTGCTTTTGAAATTGAAAAACAAACTAACGAGGCTGATTTAAAAAGAAGACTAATGGATGTTGAATTTAACTACAACATGCAATTACGAGGTATGGAGCAACAGCAGGTAGATATGAGAGAAAAAAAGAAAGAAGAAGGTAAGTCTCAAAGAATAGCTGAAGGAAACACGCAACAATCTAAAATGATTGAGCAAAGAAAAAACAATTTGCCAGCTATGAATTTTGAGTCGAATGAAGATAGTTTAGATGGGTTTGATTTAGCAGAATTTAATCCCAGATAGCGCTTGAAAAAATAATTAAATAAATATTAACTTTGCATAAATTAAATTAAATAAAATGGAAGAAAATAAAAACGAAACAACTGAACAGCCAAAGTTCATTGTTAAAGAAGTAACAGGTGTTGAGCAAAAATCAACTCAAGAAATAGAAAAAGAATTACTTGAGAAACATGAGGAAAAGTTTTCAGGCCCAAAAGAGGAAACCGTAGTTCCAGCTGTTGAAGAAAAAATAGAGGATTCGTCACCTGAAAAACCTAAGTCTGATGGGTTAAATGATGAAAGTATTCTTTCTTATATAAAAGAAAGATATGATAAAGATATATCTTCAGTAGATGAGTTGTTTTCTACAACAAAAACTAACGAAGAATTACCTGAAGATGTTTCGGCATACTTTAAGTATAAAAAAGAAACTGGACGTGGAATTAATGATTTTGTAAAATTACAACAAAATTATGATGACATGGACAGTGATAAGGTGTTGTCTCAATATTATTCTCAAACTGAAGAAGGTTTAGATAGTGAGGATATTAAAGATTTAATGTTAGATAAGTTTGGTTATGATAAAGATTTAGATGAACCAAGTGATATTAAAAAAATTGAGAGAGCAAAAAAGAAAGAACTTGTAAAAGCTAAAAAGTTTTTCAATGAACAAAAAGATAAATATAACACTCCTCTTGAGTCAAGCGGGGGTGGGTTATCTGATGAGGACAGAGAAAAGTTTAATAGCTATAAAAGTTATATAGAAGAATCTACTAATGCTAAAGAAGCGCAAAAGAAAAGGTACGATTATTTTTTAGATAAGACCAATCAGGTCTTTAACGATGAATTCAAAGGTTTTGAGTTCTCTGTCGGAGAAAATAATTTTACGTTTAAACCTGGTGATGCTAATGAGCTAAAGAGTAAACAGTCAGATGTCAACACGTTCGTAAATAAATTTATGGACAAAGAGACAGGTTTGATGAATGATGCTCAAGGATATCATAGGGCAATGTCAGTAGCTATGAATATTGATAAGTTTGCTGAATTTTTTTACAATCAGGGGGTGACTCAGGCTGTAGACAAGGTAAGTAAAAAGTCTAAAAATATTAATATGGACATGCGTAAAACGCCTGTTTCATTAAATAAAAATGGACTACAAATCAAAGCTGTAGGCGATACAAGTAGTGGTAGAGGACTCAAAATTAAAAGTATTAAAAAATTATAAACTAAAAAATTAAAAACAATGGCAGTAAATGCAACACCAGGGTTTGATCTTCAGCCAAGTGCGGAGAGAGTAGCCCTACCAAGTAATTACATTACCAACTTTGATTTCTTAAATCAGTATCTTCCAGATACATACGAGAAAGAATTTGAAAGATATGGTAATAGAACAGTAGCTTCATTCTTAAGAATGGTAGGTGCTGAAATGCCTTCTAACTCAGACATGATCAAATGGGCTGAGCAAGGAAGACTACACACTAAATACACTCAAGTAACTTTAGCAGCAACAGGTGCTACTACGGGTGTTTTAACAGTAACAGACCCATTAGTACCAGCTGGTAGTAATGTAGCTGTAAGAGTAGGTCAAACTCTTTTTATATCTGACAACACTGCAGGTTCTACATTGCAAAATAAAGCAGTTGTAACAGGTGTACCAACAGCTACTACAATTAATGTAGCGTTTTATGAGCCTTTATCTGTAGTTCCAGCAGCTCCATCAACATTAACTATAATGATTTATGGTTCTGAATTTGCTAAAGGAACTCCAGGAATGGTAGACTCATTAGAGGCTAACGATGTATTCTTTGACAACAAACCAATTATCATTAAAGATACTTACGAAGTAAGTGGTTCTGAAATGGCACAAATTGGATGGGTTGAAATTTCTACTGAAAATGGTGGATCAGGATACTTATGGTACATGAAGTCTGAGCACGAAACAAGATTAAGATTTGAGGACTACCTTGAAACTGCAATGATTGAAGCTGTTCCAGCTGCAACAGGTTCTGGTGCAGAGGCTGCTCTTTCTGGTGCAGCTCCTGCAGCTGGTGTGATCAATGCTGGTTCTGAAGGTGTATTCTTTGTAGTAGGAAGTAGAGGAAATGTTTGGGGTGGTGGTAATCCAACTACTTTAGCTGGTTTCGATACAGTTATTCAAAGACTTGACAAGCAAGGAGCTATTGAAGAAAATGTTATTTTCTGTAATAGACAATTCTCATTTGATATTGACGATATGTTAGCTGCTCAAAACTCTTACGGAGCGGGTGGTACTTCATACGGATTATTTGATAATGACGAAGACATGGCTTTAAATTTAGGTTTCACAGGATTCCGTAGAGGATATGATTTCTACAAGTCTGACTGGAAATACTTAAACGATGCTACAATGAGAGGTGATATTGTAGGTGGAAACATCAACGGACTTTTAGTTCCTGCTGGTTCTACTTCTGTATATGATCAAGTGTTAGGAAAGAACGCTAAGCGTCCATTCTTACATGTTAGATACAGAGCTTCTGAAACTGAAGACAGACGTTACAAAACTTGGATTACTGGTTCTGCTGGTGGTGCAAGAACATCTTCTTTAGATGCTATGCAAGTTAACTTCTTGAGTGAAAGAGCTTGTTGTACTTTAGGTGCAAACAACTTCTTCTTATTCCAAGACTAAGTAACACTAATTTAGGGGGGGATTAATTTCCTCCCCTTTTTTTTAACTTTAATTAAATTATATAAAATGAAAACAAAAAAAACAATGGTAGCTAAGAGCTACAAATTAAAAAACAACAGAACTCCTTTAGCATATATGCTTTCTTCTCATCACTCTAAAAGAACTAATCTTTTATATTTTGACGAAGAGACAGGAGTTAATAGGCCACTTCGTTATGCAAGAAACCAAAAATCACCTTTTGAGGATGAGCAAGATGGTAATGCAATAATGGAGCCTATTGTCTTTGAAGATGGACTTCTTCACGTTCAAAAAACAAACCAAGTACTTCAACACTTTCTTTCTTTACATCCTGGTAATGGAAATTTATTTGAAGAAATAAATCAAGCAAAAGATGCTGCTGAAGAAATGGAAATGGAAAACATAATTTTAGACGCTCAACTTTTGGCTCGTGATTTATCTGTAGAAAAAATGGCTACTATAGGTAGAGTTCTTATGGGGTCTCAGGTGGATAGTATGAGTACAGCTGAATTAAAAAGAGATATATTAGTTTTTTCAAGAACTTATCCTATTGAATTTTTAGATGTTTTAAACGATCCAACTTTACAAGTTCAAGATGATGTAGTTATTTTCTTCCAAAAAGGTATGCTTGCTTTAAGAAACAAACAAAGAGATGTGTACTTTAATTTACCTCAAAATAAAAAGAAACTATTAACTGTTCCTTTTGGGGAAGATCATCATGATATAGTTGCTTCTTACATGCAAAGAGATGAAGGTATAGAGACTTATAAACTTTTAAAGAAAAATTTATAAAATAATATAAGCACAATAAAAGAGACACCCTAATAAGGGTGTTTTTTTTTATGTATATTTGCACTTTATTAACCCATTAAAAACTTTTTATAAAATGGAAAAATTCTTATCAATCCCAGTTACAGGCTCTGGGGACGTTCTTTTGAATGTAAACGATGTCCTGTCAGTAACAGCTGCAAGTGCAACTGCGACTACTACAGTAATAACTTACCTTAACGGTAATACTGCAACAATTACTGCTGCTGCTCAAGTAGCTTTCAGTATGAGAAAATTTATTACAGACTCTATGGTTTCTGCATTATCAACTTCTTGGACTCGTGTGGTTTATAAAGCTGTACCACCACAGGCTGTATCAGGAATAGTAATAGCATAATTATGGGAAAGTTTATTAACGTGCCCCTCCCGCTTTACAGCGTAACAGCGGACATGGCTAACCCAACAATATCCAGTACAACTACTGGAGCTGCAACGGGGAAATTAACTGACTCAGGCGGAGGATTCAGTGGTGTTATAAATGTAGGAGATATTATTTTAGAGACTACTATTTGGCAACTTGCTACAGTAACTAAAGTAGATAGTGATACGGTGTTAAGTATTGAGGGAGCAGCAACTGCTGCTTTGGAGACTTCTGGTGCTGTTTTTAAAATATGGACTCCTTCAAATGCATATAGTTTTAAGATAGCTACTGGAACATTTTTAGCAGATGTGAGAGTAGGTGATGTGGTAATAAATACCACTAAAGGTTATAGCGCTAAAGTTACAAAGGTAGAGACTCAAAGTGCTTTACAGCTGGATTCTATAATTTTTGACGATAATGGATCTGACACTGCTGTTGTTATATCTCAAAGTGGTTTTGGTGGTAGATTAGTAAATTTAAACAATATAGTAATGAGCACACCAACTGCTGGTGGAGCGGGAACTACTCCTATTGTTTTAACTTACAAAACTAAAACTGCAACTAATGATATTTTAACTATTACTATTGCAGAAGCTCAAGCTAATTATAGTTGGCAAAAAGCTTTTGAAAAATTAATGCTTGAAACTTTGGAGTCAGAATGGACAAATGTTGTAGGTGAAATGCCTTTAATTGCTGCCCCTGTAGTTGCTTCAAAACCAGCTATACTTTATGCAACAGGTGTAGCTTTAGCTTAGGTTGTATTATACATATTAAGAGAGGCTTACAAATAAAGTGAGCCTCTTTTTTTTTTACTATCTTTGTGAAAACATTTAAAGTTTATGGCAGCATCAATAAATGAGGTACGAAATACGGTATTAGCAATAGCTAATAAAAACAACTACGGATACATATCTCCTCAAGATTTTAATCTTTATGCTAAGCAAGCGCAAATGGATATGTTTGAAGATTATTTTTATCAGTATAATAATTGGATAACTAAAGAAAACCAAAGAGTTTCAGGAACAGGATATGCTGATATTGTAAAGGGAATAGTAGAGGTTATAGATAGTTTTTCTGCTTCAGTATTTTTAACACAAGCTAACGCTAACACCTTTTCATTACCAAATGATTATTATTTAATAAATAAATTATTTTATTATTCTAAGCCTTTATTTACAGGTACAAACACAGCTATAACAGTAGGTCAGCTTGATGATGCTGCAGCAGTAGGATGGACAACTATACCTGTATCAGCTCCAACACCACCTATTGGGAGTTTGGTAGTTAATACAACAACTTTAACACAAGCTTATGTTACTGGAGTTGTAAATGCAAATGCTTTATCATTAAGTGCAGATATATTTTTAGCAGTAGGGGATAGTTATGTTATATATTCAAATACAGATATTAAAGAAGTAGAAAGGGTAAACCAAAATAAAATATTTTTACTAACAAGTTCTATGTTAACAGCTCCAACAAAAACTTATCCTGCTTATGTATTAGGAGGAGCAAGTTCTAATACTGCTATTGGAACTTTAGGAAATATAGTTACAATTTATCCTTCTACTATAATGAACTCAGGCGATATACAGGCTCAATACATTAGATACCCGGCTGACCCTCAATGGACCTGGCAATTTTTAACAGGAGGCGAGCCTCAGTTTAATCCAGGGGCTGCAGATTTTCAAGAGTTTGAATTACCAGATTCTGACGAGCCAAGTTTGGTTGCTAAAATTTGTCAATATATAGGTATTGAAATTAGAGAAGAGATGGTCTATAAATTTGGAGGAAATGAAGAAACTTTAGATAACCAAGAAACAGCTTAATTATGGCATATATTACAGATTATCAATATTACGAAAATGGTATAGTACCTCCAGGCTCAAGTCCTGAATCTGAAAAAAATTGGGGGTCATATCAATATGTTACCTTAGAAAATATAGTTAATAATTTTATGTTAATGTATCAGGGTAATCATGAAATTGTTAATAATATAAATAGATATCAAGTTTTATTTCACGCAAAAAGAGGAATTCAAGAATTGAATTATGATGCGATGAAAGAAATAAAAATATTAGAATTAGAAGTTTGTGAAGAATTAAGATTTGTTCTTCCTCCCGATTATGTAAATTGGGTAAGAGTTTCTTTAATGGAAAATGGAATGCTTTTCCCTATGACTGAAAATATTCAGACTAATTGGAGTGGGGCTTATTTGCAAGATAATGACTGTCGTATTTTATTTGATATAGACGGAAATGTATTGAAGCCAGCTGATTCTTTCTTTGATATAAAAAGATTAGACGGAACTCAAAAAAACATGTACATGGGTACAGGTCCTTATCATGGTTCGTTAGGCTATAATATAGATGGAACTTGGTATTTTGACTATGCAGTTGGCGGTAGATTTGGAATGAATACAGAAACCGCAAATGTAAATCCTACTTTTAGTATAAATAAAAGTGGAGGTGTAATTAATTTTAATTCAGGAATGATGGGTAAATTTGTAGTTTTAGAATACGTATCAGATGGATTAGAAAAAGGAGATGATTCTTTGGTTAGTGTTAATAAATTATTTGAAGAGTTTATATATGCTTACATAAGGTACTCTATTGTAAATAGTAAATTTGGAGTTCAAGAATATGTGGTTAATAGAGCAAGAAAAGATAAATCTTCTTTATTAAGAAACGCTAAATTAAGATTAAGCAATATACACCCCGGGAGGCTTTTACAAAACTTAAGAGGTCAGAATAAATGGATAAAATAGAATGGCAGATATTAGATCAAATTTTATAGCAGGGAAAATGAATAAAAGCGTTGATGAGCGCTTAGTTCCACTTGGAGAATATGTAGATGCATTAAATGTAAGATTAGGTTCTACTGAGTCTACTGAAATAGGGGCTGTCGAAAATTCAAAAGGTAATACTCAATTAACTTTTTTATCTTACGAAAGTAATCCTTTAAATCCTGCATCAACCTCTTGCTTAGGTGTTTATGAAGACGGAATGGAAGAAACTATATACTGGTTTGTTCATGACTCTGCTAACGCTGCATCTCCCACAGGCAAGTGTGACATGATAGTTTCATTTAACACTAATAGTAATGTAGTTACCTACCATGTAGTTTCGGTATGGGACGGGGAGCCTGGAAATGCTAATACAACTTTAAATTTTGATCCTAAATTCTTAGTTACTGGAGTAAGTAAAATAGAAAACCAATTATTTTTTACGGATGATAAAAACCCTCCAAGATATATAAATGTAAAAAGAAATTATGATGATCCAGCGGCTACAAATGTTCCCGCTGGTTCTGATGGTATACGTAAACAAGATGTAAATGTTATTGTAAAACCTCCAGGATTTGAGGACTCTACTCCTACATATACTCCTTTACCTGTTCCTGAAGTAACATTAGAAGATTTTCCAGGTGATGAAAATTATATGGAAACAAGATTTTTATGTTTTGCTTATAGATATAGATATCAAGATGGCGGGTATAGTGCAACGTCTTTATTTAGTATGCCGGCTTTTCAGCCTGGAGCTTTTAGATTTAATTTAGATACCTTTAATAATGCGGGTATGTTAAATCGTTTTAATGGGGCTACTATTGGTTTTTCTACAGGATCTAAAAGAGTTGTTCAAGTAGACTTGCTTTATAAAGAAAGTGGTAATAATGTTATTTATGTAATAGAAAGATATAATAAAAAAGATTTAGGGTGGGCTGATGAAATACAACAAAGTTTAACTTTTAGCAATAGTAAAATATTTACAACTTTAGGGTCAGATGAATTATTAAGACAATATGATAATGTACCCAGAATTGCTAAGGCTCAAACCATTCAAGGTAACAGATTGATATACGGAAATTATGTAGACGGTTACGATATTGTTAATGAAAACGGTCAAAAAATACCTATAAATTATAGCACTGAGCATTTAGTAGAAGAGATAGGAGGTGTAGGACTGGATGCTCCTGTAGCGTCTGATGGTGTTGATTATGAAATAGGACAGCAAGCTGTACCAGGGAAGCCTGCTCTTGTTAGTGTTACTGATTCACAAATAACCTTTGATTTATCAGCGTTAGACTTGCCAATTCCAGCAGGATTAACATTGACTTTTGATTTAAATATGCAGTCCGCCCCTTCCCCTCAAGTTAGTGGTGGTAATCCGCAGGCTGTCGGTCCTGATTCAAGCCCTTCTTTTCAGCAGCCAAGTCCTTTTAGTATAAACTGGACTTTTACGTGCCCAGTAGCTTATGCTTCTGTTGCTGATTTAGTTAACTCTACTGAGTTTCAGACGCCTATAGGAACTACTGCTATAGGTAATTATCAACCATTGCTTCCTAATGACCTTTCGGGTCAAGGGGGTACGGTAACTGATAAGTTTAATAATTATGTCAATCCTCCACCAGGAACTATGGAGATTATAAATAGCTCTATAACTACAGGGTGTCTTACAGCGGCTCCAGCAGCAACCGCAGTGTGTACTCAGCAAGGATTTAATTACACAGCTACAGCAACTGGATTTACTCTTCAGTGTCCTGCTGTAAGGTTTTATTCTGAAGACGCTCCTTCTGCTGGAGATGTGAGTGAGCAGTTTGAGTTTTTTAGTTTTATAGATTTTAGTAGTACTGTTGGGTATCTTTTAACTGCTGACACTTATAGCTTACACAGTAATAGAGATTATGAAACAGGTATTGTTTACATGGATGATTACGGTAGGGCTTCTACAGTATTGGTTGCTAATGACAACACTCTGTATGTGCCGCCAATTAATTCAAGAGATAAAAATACATGTAGGGTAACATTATCTAATTTACCTCCTTACTGGGCTTCTAAATATAAATTTGTAATGAAGCCAAGTGAAGGTACTTATTTTACTGTTTTTTCAAGCTTATACTTTCCAGATTGTAGAGAACCTTCTGTGCTTTGGTTTAAGTTAGAGGGAGATAATACTAATATTGTTACTCAAGGAATGAATCTTGTCGTTAAGGCGGATACTTTAGGCCCTGTAAGTTCTAATGTAGTGTGTAAAGTTTTAGAAATAAGAGCGTTTAGTGGTGATTCAAATGATTTAGGTATAAGTGCCTGTGGAGATACTAATAATCCAGCTGGATTATATATGTGTATAAAACCAGGGGGGTTTAGCACTGAGATTGCAGATGATGCTGTTATTGATTATGGAAACAAATCATCCAGTTCTAACAGCACAAGCTGTAACCTGTCAAACAGTTATGAGTTAAACTTTCCTTCTGGCTCATCAAATACAGGTCCATACGATTTACCAGCAGGATCAAGTATTAGAGTCAGGATTGATAACTGGAGAGGAAGCAAAGGTAGTAATTGTACATCAAAGAAATATAAATTTGATGGAGATTTTAAAGCATCTCAAGATTACCCTAATTTCTTATTATGGTGGTATGGAGATGGGGCTGATTTTACAACTGGAAGTAGTAATGGTGTAAGTTGTTCACAATATAAAAACTCAGGGGTTCCTTTTGCTACTTCAACAGGAGCTCCTACAGTTCCGTCATCTCATTGTTTTAATACACAGTTATTTGTTTATGGAGACCCTACCGCAGTTACTGGTGACCTTAAGTTTAGAAATCGTTGTGGTATTCCAAGATGTTCAAGTTTTTGGGGAGACAAAAGACCAGGGCATGTTGGTACTTTGATACAGGTTTTAAGGGGAGGGCAATTAATTATATGGGAGACAGAGCCGGCTGAAGTAGATCCTAATTTATTTTATGACGCTTCACGAATGATGGATATATACACAGACCCTGCAGATGGATTAAGATATCATCAGTCTCCAGGAGGTCCATCCGATCAAGATCAAGATGCTACTAATAATTTAGAAGTAACATTACCTTTTGCAAATTGTTATACATTTGGAAACGGGGTAGAAAGTTTTAGAATTACAGATTCTCCAGGAACCAAGTCTTTTAATATGGGAGAAAGAGTGTTGGCTGTTTCTAATCAAGACTATAAAGAAGCAAATAGATTTGCAGGCATGACTTATAGTGGGGTTTATAGTGGAGCCGCCAACTCTAATAACCTTAATGAATTTAATTTAGGATTAGTAAATTATAAAGATTGCGAGACTTCTTTTGGTCCTATACAGTTTATGTATTCCAGAGAGACTGATATCCTTACTTTGCAAGAAGATAGAATATCTTATGTCTTAGCAAAAAAGAATGTAATTAGCGACTCAACTGGAGGAGGGGCAATAGCTTCTGTACCTCAAGTTTTAGGGACTCAGATAGCAAGAATAGAAGAATATGGTATTAGTTTTAATCCAGAAAGTTTTGCGGCTTGGGGTTCTGATATGTTTTTTACAGACACTAAAAGAGGAGCTGTTATAAACTTAAGAGGAACGTCTGCTAATACTGATCAAATACAAGTTGTGTCTCAATATGGAATGAGGTCTTGGTTTAGAGATCAATTTGCAGAACAGCTTATAACACAAAAATTAGGGGGATATGACCCTTATATGAATGAATATGTTTTAAATACTAATTTAAAAACTGTTCCATTCCCAGAAGTAGGAACTCCTTGTGGAACAACACTATCACAAAACAATGCGGTAAATGTATTATCTTATACCGTAAATGTAGGAGATGCTGTAGGGTCTATAAATATACCTTACAATATAAGTTCAGGCTCAATAACTGTAGACGCTACTTGGAATGGGGTAACAGTTAGTTCAGGAGTTACAGCAACGAGTGGATTTATAACTGTTAATAAAACTGCAAATACTCCAAATGATATTGAGATGGTAATTACTCCAGTAACAACATCTGGAGCTTCGGCTACTTATGACATTACAATAGATTGCCCTCCAGTAACAACACTAACAATAATTAGAATTGTATTAAGCTCCCCAAGTACAGATGGTCAATTTATTCATTTTGATTATAACTGGAATGATGGGTCTACTATTTCGCCATCAGTAAATGATTTAGCTACTTTAGGATTAATAACTCCTACTGAATATATATCTCAAACTGGAAATAGGTCGATAGGGGTATTCCCTTATATAGGTGCTGATATTACAATGAGAGCTTTAAAGCAGGGGTTTGATGATTTTGTTTTTGATAGTGCTCAAGATAAGTTTAAATATTTATCAAGCAGTACATTGTATGCAAACACTAATACTGACATGCAATTATTATTGGCTGATCCAGACTTAATAAACATAGTCCCTATATCAGGTGCCGCAGGATCGGAGCAAGCTACTATTACTACAACTGCAGTAAACTTCCCATTATCCAATCAATATTTATATTTAGTTTGGGATTTAAGAGAGACTACGCAAAGTACATTATGCTTCTCTCCTATAGCGACTGGTAGTGCTGCTGAAGCTTGTTGCGGATGTAATCCTGCGTGCGGAATAACATACTTTGGACCTGCACAATCAACTTCAGCTTTTGCTTGTCAAACAAATACTAATAGTGCTGGTAATCAGCAAGGTTCTTTTAACGGAACAGGGTCTATTCCTCAGATTGGAGAGATTTGTTTTGCAAACTTAACTTGTGATCCAGCATCGGTTATACTTCCAGGATTCTATATTGTAGATCCAGCTCAACCTTCTGCGGCAAGTCCAAAACAATGGATTCAGGTAGGGGCAAACGGAGCGGTAATATCAGCAGGATCATGTTAAAAAATTAAATTATATGGCAACTTTAGGAAATTATTATTATGACGGAACCAGCTTTGCTTTAGCAACAGGCTTGTTTACAAATTCAGCGTTAAGCGTTGTTGCTCCTGACGGATGGTATAGTCAAGGAGGTATTTATAGAAAAATGACAGGAGGTGTGTTAGGGGCTACTAATACGTGCCCTTCTTGTATAACTTCTTGCGGATCAACACCAGTGTCTCAAAATGTATTTGCTAAAAGTCTTCTTACAGTAGATGTGGGAGTAAATGTGGGTGCAGTAATAGTAGAGTTTACGGTTGGATCAGGTAATAATGCAAGAGCAACTTGGACATATAATGCAATTACAGCAAGCGAGTATTCTTCTCCTAACACTCCAGGAGGAGGTTATCTACAGGGATTAATTGGCGATCAAGGATGTTGTGGCGCTACAAACATGACAGGAAGTGGAGGCGTTACTTATACAGGCGCAGAGCAATCTTATAGTGCAGGCGTTTGGCAGCCTAATGGTAATGTAAGCACTTGGGGTCCATACTTAAATCAAGCTGCTGGAGGTGTAGATTTAAATTCCTTTGGTGGATGGGGAACAACTATAATGGTAGTCCCTAAAACTTCTGCAGTTTTGAATACTATAGATTTTGTAATAGACTCTCCTAATGCGGGAACTTTTGATTGGTCTATAAAAGTTTTATGCCCTGCGTATCTACCTTCATTTCAAGGAACTCTTTCCGGTCAAGCAGGTTGTGCAGGAGCATGTTCAATAACAACTTCTCCAGATCTTTTTTATCACGCACCCGTATCAGGAACCACTGGATTGCCGGCAGTAAACGATTGGGTTTTTACTGATAATAGCGGAGTTACAACTGTAGCTGATGGTTATTATAGCGTGTTTTTTGGAGGAGTATTTTATTGTATGCAAACTGCAAACGGAGTAATAATTAATCTAACATCTTGTTAATATGCCTTTAGAACCAGCAACATTATCTTACAGTGAAAACGTAAAAGGATGGCCTTCATTTTATTCTTTTCAGCCAGACTATATGGTTGGGATGAATAGTTATTTTTATACTTTTAATGGAGGTAATTTATATAGACACAATACCAATGAGATAAGAAACAATTACTATAACACTCAGTTTAATTCTACAATAACATCAGTGTTTAATACTGAGCCTCAGACTATTAAACTATTTAAAACCATGTCTTATGAAAGTGATGACAGGTGGAGGTGTACTGAATTATTTACAGAACTGGGAACAGGCTCTATGTTAGCCACAGAGTTTGAGCAAAAAGAAAGAGAATGGTTTACTTTTTTAAGAGAAAACCAAGATACAGTAAATTGGTCTGCCCGATCTACTAATGGTATAGGAACTCTCCCTGCGGTAGGTGGTGTAGGTGGGGCTTCTCCAGCTATTACCCTTACTTTTACTTTTGATATAGGGAGTATTATTTCTGTTGGTGATTATGTGTATGCAGCGACACCAGGTATTTTTCCAGCACCAGCAGGACCAGAAGTTTATGCGGGTCAAGTTACTGCACTAAATAGAGATACTAATGTAATAACTATTAATGATACTGCTCCGGCTGTTGATGGGGTGACTTTAGGAACAGTGCCTGCAAATGGTGACTTTATTATGTTTATGAAAAACGCTATAGCAGAGTCTCATGGTGCGCGTGGTTATTTTATGCAATATACGCTTGTAAATACTAATACTGCTGCAGTTGAATTGTTTTCAGTCGGTAGTAGTGTAATGAAAAGTTATCCATAGAATTTATTATCTTTGCGATAATGAAATTAAATATATTACCATTAACAGCAGAGGACTACGATAACATTCTGTGTGATTGGTGGAGAGACTGGAGATGGACCCCGCCTTCTAAAGATTTTTTACCAGATAATGGTAAAGGTGGTTTTATTGTTTATGAAGAAGATAAGCCTATATGTGCTGGTTTTATGTACTTAACTAATTCAAAAGCAGCATGGTGTGATTGGATAATATCTAATAGGCATTATAAAGACAGGCAAAACAGAAGAGACGCTTTAGAACTTTTAATTAAAACAATTAGTTTGGAAGCAGAAAAAAAAGGAAACAAATATGTTTATGCATTAATAAAAAATAAACCATTGATAGAAGTTTATAAAAACAATAATTTTGAGGAAGGCAGTACGTATACTCATGAAATGATTAAAAAAATATAATATGGCAGCAGTAACAACAGCAGTAGTAGGTATAGCATCAGCGGCAACAAGTACCGCAATGAGTTTTTCAGCAGCAGCAAAAGCAAAAAGAGAAGGAGAGGCAGCGGCAGCAGAAGCAAAAAAAGCAATGGAAGATGCAAAGAAAAAAGCAGAGACGGATTTTTATGAGGGCCTTAGCGTTCCTTTAGACGCCTATGACGCTGAGTTTGAAAACAATTTAGCTGTTGCTCAACAAAGTACAGAAGCTTTACAAGAAGGAGACGCAAGAGCTTTAGCTGCGGGTGTTGGTAGGGTTGGCGCACAAGCTGGTGCACAAGCTCAAGAAACACGTATTGCAATGGGAGAACAAATCTCTGATCTTCAAGCTACTAAAGCACAGTCTAAAGATGCAGTAAACCAGCAGCTTTTACAGATGGATGTGGCTAACGCTAAAGAACAAAAACAAATTGCACGTGAATCAGAAGCTGCAAGAAGTGCTGCTATTGGCCAGGGTATACAGGGTATTGGAAGTACTATAGGTGCAGTGGCTGCTGCCGCTCCTTTATTTCCAGGGGGAGGAGCTACTCCACCACCAGGGGGTATTAACACAGGGAATCCTTTAGACCCTAATATGATTGGAGGTTCAAATTACACCCCTCCTTCACTTTCTTTAAGTAGTCCAAGTTCTGGGTTAAGTTTAAGTGGTGGAAATAATTCAATATTTTCTGACAGAAGATTAAAAGAAAACATTAGTTTAATTGGCAAATCTAAAAGTGGATTAAATATATATACTTTTAAGTACAAAGGAAAAGAAGGTGTTTATCAAGGAGTTATGTCTGATGAAGTTCCTCAAGAAGCGGTAATTAAATCAGGGGGTTATGATATGGTAAATTACTCTACGTTAGATGTAGAATTTAAAGAAATATAAAATGGCGGTAGATCCAACTAAAGCAAAACGAGATATAAATTTTGATACGTTTGCTCCTGAAAAAGAAGGAAGTAGAATAAATTGGTTTGAGCAGGCTAATGTAATTAGCAACGCTGTTACTCAGGCTGCTAATAAACGTCAAAAACGTAAGGATGATATTGATGCAGACACTAAAAAGAATTTAGATGCGTTAAATGAGTTAGAGTCTTTAGATAACAAAACATTAATGGATATGACTATTGACGGATCTAACGATGCCGCTAATGTTATATATCAAGCTGAACAAGCAATGAAAAGAGGAGAGCTTAGACCTCAGGACTTTCAAAAAATAAAGAATAATATAAGCTCAGGGTTTACACAGTTTCAAAAAAATGCTAAGAGTTGGGATGAAGATTTTAAAAGGTATACTGAAAGAATGAATAGTACAAATCCTGGGGAAAAGTCCAGTTCTTTAGAGCAGTATCTTGGTGAAAGAATGGAGTCTTTTGGAAATCTTAAAAACTTACAGTTAGTTACTAATCCTGAGACGGGTATGTTAGCTTTTGGTAGAATAGACCCTGAGACAGGGGAGCTATTAACAGGTCCAGATGATTTAATTAGCATGAATAGAATGACTGCTATTAGTAAGCAAGAGATTAATGAATATGATGTGGGTGGATTTATAGAGCAGGCTTCGGAAGAGTTAGGAACTTATATTACAGCAGGTAACGCAACAACTGCGGGTAAGAAAGGTGCTGGACCAAGAGCTGTCCTTACAATAGAAGACTTTATGCAAACTCCTGAGGCTGAACAATATATATCAGATAAAGCTGCGGCTGCAATGAGTAGTAATTATGAGATAGGAAGTATTTTAGCAGATAATGGTATTAAAAATGATGACGGAGAGTTGTTTAGAGCGGGAGACCAAAGACAGTTTGATCAGTGGAATATAGATAATCCTGGTAATGAGGATAACAACCCTATTATTGTTATGGGGTATAAAGAGAATGGTGTACAGGTAGAACCATCTATTACTGACGCTCAAAGGCAAAAAGCTCAAGGTTTTATGGAAGACTCTTTAAAAGCTAAGTTAGGATATAAAGAAACATTAACAACTAAACAAGTTGTTCAACCAAGAGCTAAAAGTAATTATGAATTTGCCAGCGGACAAAGAGAAAAAACATATTCTAACTTAATGGGTACGCTGAACACAGCCTTTACTGGAAATGACGCTGAGTCAATAGCTGCATTAAATGAATTAGCTTCTTCTATTAATAGTAGAATGTCTGGAAGTAAAAATTATGTTCCGATACAAAAATTAGAAATTGAGGGTGATGAAGTTTTAATCCATAAAAAAGGAGGAGAAATAGAGAGAGTAGATATTACAGATATGTCTACACGAGATATAGGGTCTTCTATATGGAATGATGTAACAGGAGGTGAAGTTTCTTTTGCGGATGCGTTAGCTATGTATGAAAAAGGAGGAGGTTCATTAGGTAAATATCGTAAAGGAGATAGAGGCGGTAGACAAACTAATGTAGACAAAATTGAAAATGCAGACTATAATTCTAAGATTAGAATTGACGGTAAAGATGACGATGTGCAGAGCTTTGTTGATGCTGTAGATAATATAGGAGGTGGGGATACAGTAGCAGATGTTGCTCCTGACTATTCAAATATATTACAAGAGGTGTTTAAAACATCTACTACTCCAGGTCTTGTTGAGGCGTTTAAAGGAGTAGATATAAATGTTACAGCAGGAAAAGATGAAAAAGATAATGAGACGCTTGTATTTAAAATTGGAGATATGACCTTTACATATCCAAACGATATGGTTGACTGGAACGAAGGAGAGACTATTGGTCAAAACAAGTGGGATAGTAGTGATCGGATCTGGCCAGCAATGCAGGATTTTATAGCTGAAGCTATATCTCAGAAAAAAACTGGTAAGAAATACAAGAAAGAAACAACTAATGAAGGTGATAATATTTTAGACGAATAATAAAACATGGATAAGTTAGAACAAATGTACAATCTCTATGTAGAGAAAGGATTAATTTCAGAACTTAAAAGTCCATTTGAAAAGTGGTCTAAAGCTAATCCAGAGATGCAAATAAAGCTTTTTGAGTTAGGACAAAAAGAAGGGTTGTTTGGTGAGAATACCCAGATAGAATCTTTTTCCAACTTATGGAAGGTAAAAAAAAAAGACGATTCTCAGCCTATTGCAGAAGAGGAAGTTATGGAATCATCTACAGAACAAGTTCAGGATCAAGGTGGATCTTCGGATGTTTCGATATCGGAAAACGTAAGTGATTACGAAACTAAATTATTAGGAGGCGAGACTGATACTGAAACTGAAACAGAGACAGAAGTTGTAGAAACTGACCCTGCTCGTTCTCAACAAGACAGAGTGTCGATGCCAGACGCTGCTGAAGACAACACTATACTTGAAGATGTTGTTGGGAAAAATTATTTAACAAATTTTATTGGAGATATATATCGTGCTGGAAAGCAAGGTTTTGTACAGGGTAACACTTCAGATGAAGGGTGGGAGCTTATGTATAAGGGGGCTGATGCAAACCCTGAGGATATAATGGAATTTTTACAAGCTCAAGAAGAAATTGCTGCGTTAGGTGAAAGTGATGAAATGCAAGAGTTTAATAGGGTGTATGAAGATGCTGGTGGAGGTGCTTTGGGTTTTTTAAAAGGATTAGCTTATGCTGGACCTTTAAATGTTGTTGCTCAATTAGGCGCTCAAACTATGATGCAAATGCTTAACACTTCCTCAGCTACTGCGGCAGGAACTGTTGTTGCTGGTGGGGCCGGAGTTGGATCTTTAGCAGGTGGAGTAGGAGCTATCCCTGGCGCTATTGCTTCATTACCAGCAGCTTATGCGGCTTCAGGAGCTGCATTGGAAACTGGCTTGTCTTTTGCAGAGTTTTTAAGAGAGGCTGTAGAAGAGAATGGAGATTCATTTGATCAAAAAGGTATATCAAAAGTATTAGCTGATGAGGATAAAATGTTTAAAATCAGAGCTAAATCAGCAGGTAGAGGGGCTATAATAGGTATTGTAGATAGGTATAGCTTAAAGATGGGTGGTAAAATTATAGCTAATCAAGTTGTTAAAGGGGCAAGCAAAGGGAAAAGAGCCTTAACAGCTATGGGAGTAGAAGCCGGTGGAGGTGGTGTAGGAGAGACTATAGCCAGAGTAGCGGTAGGTCAAGATTTAGATGCTCGTGAGATTGGTTTTGAAACTATTGGGGGTACAGGAAAAGCAGGTGTTTCTTATGCTTACGGATCTTTGCTGGCAAGACCAACATATAAAATAAATAGCGATACTAAAGAAGGTGAGGTGGATGTGAAGACTATGACTGAGATGATTATGAATTCAGATGATAAAGACTTTGCTGCCATGGGTATTACAATAGAGAATGACCCTGCTTTAAAAGATTTAGCCGACAAAAGAAAAACGAAATTAAGAATACAAAACACTATATTAAGAGAAATAGGCCAACAAAACATTCCCAACAAAGAAACTTTAGATGAATTAGTTTCATTAGAAGTAGAGAAGGAAAGCCTGGGAGCCCCTACCACAGAGGCTGGTAAAAACAGGTTAAAAGAAATTCAAGAAAGAATTATAGGTATATACAAGGGAGATATAAACGTTAAGGTTACTCAAACTGATGATGGTCAAGGAAATACGACTACAGAAACTATTGAGGTATCTAAAGAGTATGCTACAGAAAAATTATTGGAAGAAGGGAATGAAAACCCTACCGAGCAAGATATTGCTGAGAAACAAGCTCAGCTTATGGAAGAGGGACAAGAAGCTATTAATAAACTAAAACAAGAGCAAGATGCCATTCAAGAGTCAAGCCCAGAGAGCGTGGATGTACAAGAACAAACCGAAGTTAGCAGCGAGGTGGGAGATGGAAACACCGAGACAGTTGTTACCGAAGAGAGCGACAGCCAAGAAGGGCCCAGTCCTGAAGAGGTTACGCAAGAGGAAATAAATGAAGAGTCAAGAGACTTAGAAACCCTAATAGATGGGGAGCCTACTGTAGTTGAAAACACTGAGGTAGTAGAAGAAGAGAGTAGACCATTAAAAGAAAAGATAAGAAATATAGTAGATAAAATAGCTGATGGTAAAAATGGGTTTGCTCAGAAATGGTTTAACCCTATAGTTATGGAGCGTGCTGGAATAACTAAAGATGAAGATGTTAAGGAATACTATATACAAAGTATAGAAAACGGAGAGGTTATAAATGATGCTAATAAAGAGTTTTTTAATAGTGAGTTTGAAAGGTTAGGAATAACCCCTCCTACTACAGACAACACTACTACTCAAGAGGTAACAAGAGAGTCTGCTGTTGAGGTTAACAATGAAACAGAAGGGCTAACTATTATAAACTCTAAAACAGGGGAAGTAGTAGAGATGAGCGGGGCAAATGTTACAACTCCTAAAATAAATAAGGACGGAACTATAGAAAACAACTCTACTAATTTATTTATTGCAGACGATACAGTGGTAGAGGTAGACCCTATATATGAAGATACAAAAGCTCAAGAGAAACAAGAGTCATTAATAACCGAGCTTGCTAAGAAAGCGGTTAAGTCTATTAAACAAATACTACCTGATGTGCAAGTGGTTTTACATAGAACAGAAGCTGCTTACAATAAAGCTACTAATCAAAATTCACAAGGATCAAAAGGTAAGGGGGGGTCAAGAGGAATGTATTCTCAAGGAACTAACACTATACATATTAATATGCCTCATGCAAATACCAGAACTATAGCTCATGAAGTTTTTCATGCGGTAGTAATGAGTAAGTTTGATGGAGCTAACCTAAAGGCAGTAACTGATAGAATGGTAAAGTCTTTACAGTCAAGTATTAAGGACCCTAAAATAAAAGCAGAGTTAGATGCTTTTGTAAAAAAATATACAGGAGATAATAAAAAATTTAGAAGTGAAGAATATTTGGCGGAGCTAACAGGAATGTTGGCAGACAATTATACCTCTTTAAATACAGAAGAAAAAAGTCTTGTTAAAAGATTGCTGCAAAAATTAGGAAGCATGCTTGGTATTAAAGCGGAGGTTAGCACTCAAGATGAAGTGGTTAATCTATTAAATGTATTGTCTGGAAAAATAAGAGAAGGAGGAGAGGTTAGTATGCAGGATATACAAGGACTTCAGGAAGTAGATAAATTAAATACTGAAGAAAAAATAAAAGAACAAAAAGATGAAGATGATGCAAAAAAGGCTTTGCAAGAATATGAGGCTGAAATAGATCAACTACCGTCAGGAATTTTTGCATATCTTTTTGAAAACTTAGGTAAGGTTCATGTTAAAGATTTTGATCAGTACGGAGACCCTAATAATAGAAAGGGAACTGCGAGAGATAGAATGGCATACAATAGATTACTTAGAAAAACAGGGCCAAGAAATATTGATACAGTAGAAGACCCAACTTCTGATGACATAGGGTTTTTAGATCCTCAGGTTATTATAGATTACTTAGATGATGTAGTAAGTAATCCTGGCAAGTATACTCGAAAAAATATTCAAAAGGCAAGAGATGCTGGTTTGACTCGTGATCAAAAATTTGAAGAGAGCCCTATTAAAAAAGTAACAAGATTAGCACAGCAAAACGGTATTAACCAGTCAGGGTTCTTTTCGGCTAATTTATTTAACCCACAGGCTTTGCGTAAACAATTAGAAGCGCAGGGTTATGGTTTAAAAGAAGCTTACAAGTCTTATGGAGACGGAGCTTTAACAGGTTATTATATTACAAAAAATGGACGTAAGTTTAATATACCTTCCAATGATAGAATGCAGGTTATCTTTAATCCTCAAGACTCTAATAATGAAGTAGTGTCCAAGGCTCGTGAGATGGACTTTAGTGATGCTTCTATTAAAGATTACTTAACAAGAATTAGAAAGGTAGCTGCTTCAGTCGCAGATGCGTTGCTTAAATCTAAAACTGAGAGAGAAATAAATATACCTGTAGTATTTGGAAATGTAGAAGGGGGAATGAAAGTAGGAGAAAATATGTTTAATGATGTAAACACTCAGCTTACAGAGTTTATTACAAAAAACAATCCTAACAATGCAGAGATAAGAGAGAAAGGTATTTCTTTATTAGAAAAAAATGAAGAGTTTCAAGCCCAACCAAAATCGGTTCAGAATGATTTAGTAAGTGGTTTTGATAGGTCCTTACAGACAACTGCTAATAGAACAGTTCAGAAAAAAATAAGTGCTATTCGTAAAGAAATACGAACAAGAAAAGAAGGCGCTTCCAGTTTAGCAAAAAGTAAAGCCAGAATAAAACAGTTTATAAGAACTCAGCTTCCTGTTTCAAAAAAATATACTAAAGCAGATATTTTAAAACTAACTAATCTAATAGCTAACTCTTCTGAAAAAACTTTTTTAGCAGATGCAGAAAGAGTTTTACAGGTTGTAGAAAAGCAAAGAGCTGTTTTAAAAAAATCATTATTTAAAGATATTTTAAATTTAGTAAACAAAAAGGCTTCTAAGAAAACTACAGATAGCGGTAAGGTTAGAAGTAAAGGTTTAGATGCTGCTGGTCAGCAATTTTTTAGATCAGTTAAAACTATACTTACTGCCGCTATTAAAGGAGATGTTGATGTGCTGGCCTCTATAACTGAAAAGTTAAGAGCAGACAACGTGGAGATAGGTGGAACTGTTATAAATGTAAACGATGCTTTAACTAAAGAATTAAACGGAGAGCAGTTAACTGTAAAAGAACAAATGTTATTAGAGCAAATTTATGCTTTAGATACTTTTGGAAATATATCTAATATGAGCTTAGAAGATGTTCAGTCTTTATATGATGGCTTTAAAGATGTTAGAGCAGAGTCAATTAAAAGATTAGCAGTTAAAAGGTTAGCAAGAGCAGAAAACCAAAATAAATTAAATGAAGAATCTTCAGCTCAAATTAAAGAAAACTACCCGTTTTTATACAATGAGGACGGAACTTTAAAAGATAAGAATGATTTAGATAGAGACGCCAGTAGTACCTGGAATGATTTTCAAAAGCTAAAAATATGGAAAGGACTACAGAATTTTGTAGACAGATATCCTTTTACAACGGGCTTAGGTATATCAGACTTCTTTAGAAATAAAATTGCACACTTAGGTACTATCACTAATATTATGGATAATGTAGCTAAGGGTAATAACTTCTTTAGAGAGAATGTTTATGATAAGCTTAACCTGATGCACACTAAAGCTTTAGAAGGGGAAAGGGCTATTATAAAGTCTAACGATAAAGGTTTAGGAAAAATCGCTAATACTATAGAGGGAATAACCAAGGGTTATGCTGAATGGAAAAGTAAAATACCGAGAGGGCAAAGAACTATTTATGGTAAATTTAAAGGAGGGGCAAGAGAGAGGTCTCATACTATAGATGAGATGATGCGTATTTATGCTTTAAGTAAAAATGATATACAAAGAGCAAAGTTAGAGAAGATGGGTTATGATGCAGAAGTGTTAGACCAGATCACCAGAGAGATAACTCCTTTGGCTACTGAGTTTATAGACAAGACTGTAGATTATTTAAGTAATGAATATTTTGAGGAAACAAACTCTACATACCGTCAAGTAAATGACGTAAACTTAGGCTTTGTAGCTAACTACTTTCCAACACAAAGCATATCTCCTTCTGTAGATGGCTTGATTACTGAGGGAGATTTTAATGGAGTGTTTAATGCTGAGTATGATTCTGCTTTTAAATCACGTATTGATAGAGAGTCCGATGTAAAAATAGAAAATTTATTATTTACAAATGTATTAGAGTCTCATATTAAAAGCATGGAAAGATACAAGTCTTATGCTGAGGGCACTAAAACTTTAAATAATATATTTAAAAGTCCAGATGTAAATACTTTAGCTCAAGAACTGGGTATAAGAGGATTGATGAAAAATATGGTTAATATGGCTGTTAACCCTAACTCAGGACTTAAATTATCTAACACTAAGTTAGATACCTTGCAGCGTAAATTTACTTCATTTGCACTGTCATTTAAGTTTATGCAGATACCTAAGCAGGCCACTTCATTTATTAATGCTTTTGAAGACTACAACTATAGAGGTGAGGGTAAGACAAGAATACCAGGGATGGACACCTTAGGATTCATGATGGATATGGCTAAAATAATAGCAACACTACCTAAGCAGATTAAAAAAGCTCGTAGTATTTCAGCTGATTTTTCTGCTCGTTTAGATCAAGGATTGGAGGGTGATGTGTATGGATTGGAAAGTGGTAGTAGAGTATTTAAACCATTAAGAGGAAGGTCTAAGGTGGCTAAATTTATACAGGCCCTTAAGACTGCAGCTGCCTCTCCTACTGTTATAGGGGATGTTATGGGGGTGATGGGATATATGGCTAACTACAATAGAAATATTGCAAACGGAATGTCTAAAGCAGATGCCCTGCAAGCTTTTAATAACTATAATGCTACTCAGCAAAGTCGTAGAAGTACAGATAAAAACATGATGCAACTTCAAGGAGATGGTTTAACAAGAGCATTCACTATGTTTGGTAGTACATTGTTTTTACAGATGAATAAAGTAATGTCCAGTACTGCTAACATAATGAAAACTTTAAAAGAAAAGAAAGTCCCTACAGCCAAAGACACAAGGGCTTTAAGTTTAAATTTTGCTCTTGCTAACATGTTGTTTATTGCTACAGCTAATATTTTTAAACTATCCGAGGGAGGGGAGGATGAAGAAGAGGCTATGGAAAAAATCAAAGATGCCGCTATGGGCTTAACACTTCTTTATCAAGTGCCTTTAATAGGTGGTGGTGCTGAATCAGTTGTTAATGCTATTAAGGGCAAAAGAAGTTATAACAATGATGTTGTTAACCCTTACACCAGCGTATTTAGAAAGGTAAGCAAAGGATTTAAAAAAGAAAGTACTTTTGATGCGTTAAGACCAGTTGCTGAAATTGCATTAGGAGCACAGCTTGATCCGTTTATTGGTTTATTTAATACTTTAGGCGTGGAGATAGATGATGCGAGTGACGAAGAAAACCTATTCAGAATGTTAGGGGTTAGTCCTTCTTACCAGCCTAACTCCGTAAAAAGTGGCTCTAAGAGTAAGGAGGGTATGGGTCCAAGAGGGGGCACTCCAAGAGGTGGGTCTAAAGGGAAGAGAGATTCGGGAGGTAGATTGAGCCAGCCAAGATAATAATTAAAAACTATAATACTATGAGGAGTTTTAATGAAGATCAATGTATGAGACACAGCTATAACTTGTTGCTGGGTAAAAAAACTTTAGATGAATTAATATCTGAGACCGCTGAATTAGTTCTTATGTTTAACCCTAAACAAAAGATTGTCCCTATGGATTATGATTTGTACGATACTCTTATTGAATACTTTGTTCAAACTGAAGAATATGAAAAGTGTGCCGAGCTTATGAAGGCGAAGAAGTCTCTTTAATTTCTTGATCTATTAGTTCTAATAGCTGAGTGGCAGTGTAGATAGGGAGTTTATCATTGTAGTTCTGATAGATTTGAGTAAAGTTTTTTTCCTCCCTATCCCACGTCCATAATGTGTTTACTTTATTTTTAATGTTCTGCTTAAGAACCCACTTAATAGTTTTATATTTCGTGCTCATATTTTATTTGATCCTTGCTATCTCTGTTTCTATTATACTGGTCTACGATAAAGTTTTTGTTATAATTTTTACGCTCTGCTTCCAACTTGTAATAAAGAAAAGCTTGAAACCCGTTTAGGTGTGAATCAGTAGGAAAGAAATATTTCCATCCTTTAGACATTCCTTTTGCTATATAATAACAAAATGCTACCCCTATTTTACCAGTGTTTTTTTTAAAATTAATTACAGCAGTATGATCTGATGTTGGTATAACTTCTTCTACCTCAAAGCTTTCTTTAGAAACATTACCCTCTCTGTCCGGACGGGAAAATCTTTCTGCTATTACTTGGCTAAACTTATGTAGCTCTTTTGCTATTTGTTTATTCATTTTTTTTTCTTGTATGGGTCACCACTCTATGGCAATTAGCACATCGGATTTCACACTTATCTATTTCTTGTTTTATTGTTTCTATGCTATAAGAATTTCTAACCATATTTGAAATGCACATTATTTTTTTTCCTCTTACGTGATCAAAGTCTAATACTAATGGATTAGTTTCTCCGCAGTCTATACATTTAGATATGGTTTTAATTGCATCAATATATTCCTTCGCTTTTCTTCTTTGACTTTTGTTTCTTAAATAAGATCTTTTTTTTATCTTTTTTTTATTAGCCTCATAATGACGTTTAGATGCAGCAGCTTGATCTTTTTTATCCTTATAAGCCATTTCGTGATTAGCAAGGCCAAATAACTATCAGACTACACTTCATCAGACATGGAAATTATTAAGTCGTTTAATTCTTTTACTAATTTTTGAGCTTTAATCTTGGCTTGCTCATAATCTCTGTCCATCAAGTCTTCATACAAATCATCTCCGAAGTCATGAATAGCGCTACAAACATATTTTATATGTGTTATCTCTCTTCTATCCTCTGTTGCTACTCCTGGCATGACAGTTTGATCCTGTTTTTTATATTTTTTAACTCTTCTTGAACATCTATTAAGGACAAATTTAACATTTTATTTTGTTCTCGCAACTCATTTAGTTCTTTTTTTATTTGCAAGGGTTTTAATTCATCATATTCCCCTTCTTCTCCTTCCCATAAAATTATAATATTTTTATAATCCCTTTCTAATTGAGCATCAAATTTTCTCATAAAAGGAAATTCTTTTACTGCGTGCAGAACAGTTGCGTGGTTTTTACGAAATGCTGTTCCTATTGCTGTGTAAGACATTAAACACTTTTCTCTTAATAAAGTATATGCTAATGCTCTGGCTTTAATGTATAAGTAAGTTCTGTTTTTAGAATCTATATCAATCTCGTAATGAGAGTTGATCATTTGCTTTATTGCTTTTACTTTTTCTTGATTCATTTGATTTTAAATTTATTAAGTCCAAATACTCATCCATCTCTATTAATTTTAAATCAGAAAGTATAGGAATTGATGAGTGGTCTTTTATTACTTCCACTATAAAGGTTACCGGCTCATTGTCATCACTCATAACTAATCCTTCTAACACTGTGGACACCAATAGGTTAGGTCTTACTTTATGTTCATTAGACTGGATGTATTTTGCTATTTTAATACCAGTTCTGATATCCATGTCTTGCAATGTCTCTACAAAGTCTTCTTCAATATCAAACCCCGCCTCTGTATACTTCGGTTTTGCATCCATGTTTTTCTAATTCTTTTAATCTATACTCTTGTAGCTTGGATAATTTACCTGTTGGTTTTTTTACCTCCGAAAACAAAACTTGACTTCCAGGAGGTATAGCAAGGAGATCGGGGATACCATTCTTATTAGTCTTGATTAGCTTAAGAACATAGTATCCTTCCGACTCCAGTTGCTTAATCCTTTGCAGTTGTATTTGTTGTTCAGTCATATTGATGTTGTAAAAGTTAATCAGGACACACTGTTAATTCAGTTTTTACCCCACCCTACCAAGTCTTTTAATAAAAACAAGTAGGTGCCGAACCTAATTTACTTTTTACAAACTTACAAAATCTCTTCTAAAATGAGCAAGGGTATAATCCTTCTTCTTTACAACCGCTTTATAGATGTCTTTTTCTATGCCTCCCCTACTAAATATCCAGTACACATCATTCCTTAATCTATCTTTAGTTGTCATACGGTCTCTTGACTGCCAATAAGATGTAGCGCTAAAGTCAATATTATAATATACTAACGCATTTGCTTTCCTTAAACTAATACCTTCTCTTCCACTTACAATTTGGAGTGCTATATTTTTATCAGTATTATTAAAACAATCTAAGTCTGTGCAAATGTTTTCCCCAAAAACTTGTTTAATAGCGTTTAATTCTTCTTTAAACTTATAAAATATTCCTATCTTAAATCCTCTAAATGTTTTCCTTATAAATTCAGCCTTACTTAAATCCAGCACCATAGAGTTTCCACTCTCAAATTTTATAGTTCCGCTACACATTTGATGAACCTTAGTCATTAGTTTTACTGAGGTATCCGCAAGTATTACTTCACTTTCTCCTTCTACAACTAAATCTTTTTTTAATTTATTAATTAAATTAATTGTTTCTGGTTTAATATCAACCTCTAAAATATGTTCAGTAGTCTCAACTATAAATCCAGCTTCTTTCTGGCTAAAGTTAATGGTGTAGGGAGACATGTCTTCGATTATTTTTTTACTTCCTTTAGAATAATCGTTAATATAAAGTCCTCCTATTTTTTTCTGCACTACCTTAACATATTCTTTAGCAAATTTATAGAAGTTTTTATATTGATTAAAGGGATTGCTGGGGATAAAGCATACTTGATGATACATTTGAGAATACGACTCGGGAGTAGGCGTTCCGCTTAGTAATATAACATAAGGTTTTGATCTGGCTATAATGTTAGATACTTTTTTTGATCTACCACTTGGTTTTGGAAACGCTCCCATTCCATGAGCCTCATCACATATTACTACATCCCATTCAGTTTGTTTTACTTTATGTAATGATTCATAATTAATGACTTGTAATTCAAAATCAGGACAAAGCAACTCATAGTCTTTTTCTATACTGGAAATAGCTTTTTTTTTAGTTATAAACAAAACCTTTTTAATATTTAGGTTTTCACATATACCTAAGCTTGTCAGCGTTTTACCGGTTCTAACCTCCATTGCTAAATAAAGGAACTTATTGTTTTTTATTATCCCAACCCCATTAGATATAATATCTTTCTGATAGTCTCTAAAATTTATCATATATCTATTGATGTTTGTTTTTCTTTTTCAACAAATTGAATCCACTTTCCTATCATATCTCTACCCTCTAAAGGATAACACTCATATTTGTACTGAGAAAAAGATGATAGCCACTTTCCAAACCTAACCCTACTAACAGCCATTCTTGATTTAGGAGCATAATCAGGATATTCATTAGTAAAATCAAGATATAAATCATTTATTTTAATTCTTTCTCCTGGTATTAGTTTAGAGTTAGGACTGCCCCCTATTACTCCACACCACTCTATAAATTCGTGAGATGTTTCTGCAGAGAATTGCCTTGCTTTTAGGTTGACAAAATCGCTTTTTAATAATCCTTTCTCTAAATATAATTGCAGATTTTGTATCATATAGTTATCAAATTGACACCAATCATTATCATCCCATTCTCCAAACATAAGTTTACTAAACTCTACAAGAGGAGTAAATTCTTTAGTATAAAATTGACTTAACTCTAATTCCCATTTTCTTCTTTCAAAAGAAGATCCTTTTCCTTTTATTGCGTAGTTAGTAGTTATAGCCACCTTAGGAGATTTACTAAATGGTATTTTAATAGCATCTTTATTTTTCTTTTCAAGAGTCAATCCTTCAGTTACTACACTAAATAATCTTTCAAAGTCAAAGTGTTTTTTTACATCATCAAAACAAAGTATTTGTGTATCAGCAGAAACTAATTGATAAGCAAAAGATTTTTCAAAGTTAAATGACTTACCATCTATTACCACTAACTTTTTCATGTGAGACAATCCAGTCATAAACAATCCCTTTCCAGTACCACCCTCAGGGTTGTCTGATATAACCTCATCATTAAGTATAGTTGCTGGGCAGTAAGATAAGTTTTTCCATCCATGCAATAAATAACCTATAGTAGACTCCATTGATTTAGTTCTTTTTTCAGTGCCACCACTAATATTATTTATAAAAGTTTTATAATCACAATCAGTAATTTCACATATATCAAAGACTCTATTTATTACGTGGTCTTTCCAAACATACCCTCCTAAATCTAAGTAATCAATAGGGATAACCTCATCCTTAGTTATTTTAACTGCACAATTTTTATAGTATAAATAAGCGGTGCTTTTATTATCGGCAATAAAATAAACATTAATAGAAGATAATAAAGTTAAGAACTCCTCTCTAAAATATCTAACTTGATCTGCAAAGTAATTGTAAACTGATATATCATCTATATCTAACAGGTAATTTAAGATAAAATCTTTAATTTCTTTTTCTGACGTATGGTCTATCAGGTTGTTAGTTACTTTAACAAATACGTAGTTCTTACTTCCTTCAGGATTAAACTTGTAAAAACCATTATCTTCTAAAAACTTTTTAAAAGATATATGTACAATCTTTACTACTCCCTTTTCTGATTTACTCCAAAACTTTTGCTTGTCTTGTTCTTCCTCTAACCTTCTAATAACATTATCTATAACACTGTCCTCTACTTCAGAGCTATCTTCTATATGAGATTTTATTTCCCCTTTAGATACTCCTTTTCTTAATTTAGACTTAACCTCATTTACTCTTTCTTCATCTTCATAATATTTAGTTCCAAAATTCTGGACTTGTTTATATGCTGAACTAATCGTTCTTTTAATTTCATTTTGAGAAAAGTCTTTACTTACAAAATTATTCATTATGTATTCAGCTAAAGTTCTATTAATCCCAAAATCATTAAAGGCAGATGCCAGTATATAAACATTATTATTTCTCTCTCCACTATTTAATCCGTACTTTCTCTCCCACCACTTCATTAGTATCTCAACTATTTTATTTTCATCGGTAATAGGTATAGTTTGTATGTCTTTATGTTTTACTACCTCTTGGTATTCTTGTTCTATAATTTGATTAAAAACACTGGATTGCTCATTAATATGGATTAAGGGATCATAACTCTCATAACATACTCTTGATAAATTTTTACAAGACACATCAAAATATTCACTATCATAATGATGCTGTAAAGAATTAAAAAATTGCTTATGAGTTTCAGCTTCATCCGGAATCTTTACTAAGACCTTTAATCCTAATCCACTGGGCGAAATAAAACATGAGTAGGTGTATCTATCTTTTGTTATGTTTTCTTTTTCTTCCAGTAATTCTTTTTCTGAAGGAAAATTATCAAAATCTAAACATATAAGTCCACTATGCTTAGTAATAGATGAGTCGTTTCTTTTTGTAAATTTACCACTAAAACATATTGCCGGTAATGATTGCTTTAATTTATTTCTTATTTCTTTGTCTTTTTCTGCCCTTATTGATCGGACTATTTCTTGTGATGCTCCTTCTTGAATCCTTTCTAATATTTTTGATACGTCTCTATAAAAAGGTTGAGAAGTGTCTTTAATGTCTTTAAATATGGTGATTTCCATTGTATATGTTGATTTTATGTTAATTTAATGTCAGTTTTATTTTTACTTTTTTAACTATTTACTTCTTATATTCTTTTTATTTATGTTAATATGTTAATAATATATATAAAAAAGATAATAAAAGAATATATATATATCAATATATTACTTATAGTCTATAAATAGCTTACAAACTTAACATATCAACATATATTAATGCAAAAGAAAGGGGACACGAAGCCCCCTCCCTTACATTAGTACTTAGTTTTAGAAAGGTAGATCCTCATCTACTGCTGGTGCAGTTTCTTTCTTAGGTTCAGGCTTATAAGTGTCTACAGTTAAGTAATGTGTTTTACCATACTCATCTTCACCATCTTTTTTAGCCGATACATTTAGCTTGATATACTTCTTTCCATTGTATTCAAACATGTGTTCTTGAGGTAAGTCTGTTAAACATACGCTGCATGAGATTAAGTTCCCATCAAACTTGGAAACTCCGTTTCCTACATAGATTTTTTCTGCCATGATTTAATTTTTATAAATTATTTTTTCCAACTGATTCATTGTTGCCTCCATAAGATTATCTCTTTCGGCTTGAGAAGTAAGGTCGGTTGGAATTTGCAACCATACTACTCTTTCTTTTTTATTAAAGTATTTCTTTAATGATGTAATTTTCAATATCTTCTTTAGCATCTTTACTATAAAATTTGTTAAACACTTCTATTGCTTTTTCTACTTTCTCTTTTCCATTAGTCAAAAAAGTTTGTGATGGATGATATATTCCTAACTCCAGCGTGCTTTTATCTACTACATAAAACGCAACGGGCTTGTCAAAGAATTGCTGATACAGGTATGCTTGACTATCATAGTTATACTTCCTGGCACTATATTTAAAATCTTTTATATTTCCAGTTGTTTTAAGATCTATAATAAAATCTTTAGAAACAATATCTGCCTTGCCTTTCCACATCATACCCATAACCTCATGTATAGCTGGTACTTCATACTCATTACCGGTATCATATATGTCCTCAAAAAACTCTAAGTTATTTTTCATAACACTTATTGCTTTATCAATCTCTACCTTTTCTTTATCTAACATCATTAATGTTCTACCATAATTAAGTATCTCTTCCTTATACTTTTTAGAATTTCTACTGGCTACATCTATACTGACAAACTCTTCTGAAGTTAATTTTTCAGGTTCTAACATAGCTGTATGAAAGTATCTACCAACTAACATAGGTTTAGTAAATTCTTTAGGTTTCCTAAAACTTTTTGGATCATTTAACAGGTTGATAATATCAGAGTTAGACAAGAACTTTCTCCCAAACTCTCCGTAGTAATGATGATCATCTTTTAATTTATCTAAATCACTCATAACTATTTTATATGTTTAGATATTTCCTTTTTTACCAGTGGCTTAATTTTATATTTAACCTCTAAGTTTTTTACAATTTTAGGTAATCCAAGTTCTTTATTATCTGCAACATATTTTAATACTTTAGCAAAATTTGCATCACCTATATTTAATTCAACGTGGGTCGCTTTCTTAGGCACTGGAGTTTTACTAACGGGCGTAGATGTATGTACTACTAATGAAGTATCTTCCCCTATCCACAAACTCAAACCTAACCCATGCATAGCTATTGCCTTTGCAGTAGATCTTTGTATTGCAGTGTTTACATCCATAGACGAAACTTTGTCAATAGATATAGAGTTATTTCTATAATCCATTACCGGCAAATAATCTATATGCTCCATATCATTAATAGTAATCCCCACTTTTACATAAGCAGTTTTTCCATCAGTAAAAAAGTTTAATCCAGTATGCTCACTTTCATATACTTTTCTTTGTGCATTAGGGTATTCGCTTTTAATCATACTCCAAGCAGTTGCCCAAGATAGATAGCTAAATTTCCCTTTCTTTTCAGTTTTATCCTTTACGGATATGGATGATAAATCCTTAAAGATGTTCTTTTTCTTTTCCATTTGATTTGATTTTATTTAATTTAAGTTGTTGTTGTGAATACTTTATTAGTAGCTTATCTCTACTATTTTTTAATTTTTGTATATGTTTATCGTTTTTTCTTGAGTTTACCTCCATTCTCATTTTATACTCTACAAGATCCAGCTTTCTTTTGCAATTATACATAGATAGTAGAATGCATCCTTTTACCCATCCATTAATATAAAATAGTTCATACTCCTCATCACTGCATTCTGAAAAATAATCTCCAGACTTATTGCAGTTTAATATCTCTATTTTAGAAGGGAATTTTTGGAGTTTAGCGCCTCTATTTATAATACTATACCCATTTGTAAGTTTGTTTTTAATTGCTCCCTGATCCTCTAAAGATTGTGCATAAATTTCTTCTAAACTATACACCTTGAATATCAGCAATAAGTTTTTGAAAGTCCTTATCAGTATCTATAAGTGCTTTCGCTTTCTTATATCCATGTATGATTGTAGAATGACAAACACTATACCCTTGTTCTTCCATAAATCTTTGTATATATGAAATTCTAATAGGGCGTTCCATACATAAATAGTATAGCATTTGCCTTGCATCTACTATCTCTCTTTTTTTAGTTCTATCAAACATTTGATCCATTGTCAAATGAAATTGACTGGCAATAGCATTAGCATATTGCTCAAAAATATCTTTTTTCATATTTAATTTAATTAGGGGGCTAAGATAATTCTTTTTCAATTAATAGCCAAATTATGTTTAACTTTTTTTTATTTCTTTCTTTCCCCATTTGGGGAATTTACTTCCCATTTGGGGAATTTTCTTTTTTACATTGAACCCTATACAATATAAGGTATCCAATTAAATCAAGCATTGTGTCTTCTGTTTTATCGTTAAGCCCACTGGTTTTTATCCTACTTAACTTATCATCTATCCTTGCCAGTATTCCCTCTTTTGCAGATAGTTTAGAAAATATTTTAGGAGGATCATTTGCAGTATCTCCGTATGCCTTATTCTTTTCCAGTAATAACATTATTACCTCTCTTCCTACTTCTTTAATTAATTCTTCAGTTTTCATTTTATTTAATCTATTAAGTTAATTTCATTTCTTGTTTCTACATACTCATAACACATCCCTATCTCAGAATGTATTTCCCCATCTTCTCCAAGACCTATACAAAATACATTTTGTAAATTATCTTGCCTATCAATGGTGTAATCATCTTGTTTCTCTAACCAATCCATAATCTCTTTACACCAATTATCTGACTCATACCATTTAATATATTCAAATGTATAAAATTTCATTCCATCATTTTCGGTATGGGTCTTTAGATAATCCCCATCCGGCTTATCTACTGGAAACTCATGTTTCCTTAATATCTCATCAAATTCATTTGATCGTTTACCATTTTTTACTCCAATAATTACTTTACTTCTGTATCCCATTTTATTTAATTTTTTTATTTAATTCTTTTTTCCAAAATTCTCTCCTCCCTAATTTAGTTTCTAAATACGTTTCTTCAAGTTGGTTTTCAAAAAACTCTTTCATATACTCTATATCTAATATAACCCTCCCCTCACTATCTTCGTGCCAAAAAACTGGAGTCATTATATGTGTTTTCATTTTTGTTTTTGCCATAGTTGTTTTAATTTTTTATTTGATTTATAACTTTTTGCTCGTTCCTTACTAATAATTTTATTATATTTTTCTGTTTTTTTTATTATTTTATATCTATTTTCAGAATGAAATTTATCAAACTCCAGTATATTGTTTTCATAACCACTATAAGTTTCATTTGATTTTTCTACCTTTCCACTATATTTAAAATAATCATCAAGTTCTATTGTGTTTTGCTTATAGGTATCCTTTAAAGAATTAATTTGCTTTACTTCTGCAATTAAATTTCTAACAAGATCTTTTATACTATAAGTGTCCTCCATAATTTTCTTCATCTATATCAAATCTCATTTCGTGTTCACTATCCTTTTCATCCATACCATCTCCTAATCCAAATCCATATTCTAATGTTGCTTGATTATTTGCATTTTCGATAGCATCAGTCCACTTATCCTCATTCTCAAACAGCCAATCAGAAACTTTATCCTCTGCTATGTCTTTAGGTATCTCTATTATTATTTCACAATACTTGTGATATATTGTTCTGCTACTAATTTTTACTTCTCTCATTTTTTTATTTTTATTTAATTGATAATTATGGATATACTTTATCCATTTGTCGTATGTTAGTTCTCTATTCATCTCTCATATCTTCTAAGTGGTTTTCTCTTTGTATGGCTATATATTCGTATTCCTCTATCTCCTCACAATACTCGTTGCATTCACTACATAGTAATTTATCCTCATCATACATTTCACTATATATTTCCTCATATTCTGAGCCACAACACTTGCTTACCATCTCAGTATAGTCGGGTGTTGCTAACTTCCAGTTATCATAATTCATTACGCTATTTCTAATTGATTAGTATTTATTAAACTTTCTTTTGCTTCCTTTAATGTTTTTCCTAAAAATTCGTTAGAGTAGTCTAAATAATATCCTATTCCATCATCAAAATTAGGGTTTTCCTCAAGTAATTTTGTAATCGTATACACAAAATTATCTTTAGTATTTATCTCTTCTATTTCCTCCCAAGATGGCTCATCATAATCACATCTATCTATCTCTTCCCCATCTTCAAAATCTCTTTCCCCTCCCCATCCGGTCTCTTCTTCAAACCAATAATGGAATGATGGGAAGTCTTTAGCAAACATTTCTATTATATCTTCTCCAATGGGACTCCAAGCTGATGTAAATTTTATTACATCATCATCTATTTCAAAATCATAATCTCCCCATTTTGTATTCCAATTAGTTAAAGCCCATTCATACCAGTTATTTGATCCCCACAATTTAATATAGTGTTCGGACATTTTTTTAGTTAAATACTTACTTCTCATAACATCTTTAGTAGCTTGTTTATTTTTTAATTCTTGCTCTTTATGTTCTTCTTCAGTTATTATTACCATAGGGCTTGAGGTGTTTTCCAGTGCTACCGGCATAGGGTTATAGTATCTGCAAATTCCCCCTACTTTTTCTATTTGTTTTAATATACTTTTTTGTTTTCCAGTGGTATCAGATAATGATATTCCACAATATACGTGATTAGGCATAATTTAATTTTATTTTAGTTATTATTTATTTGATTTATCGTTTATCATTTCATCTAACCATCTCATATACATAAAGTCTTGTTTATTTAATGGTTTTCTTAATTCTCTTTTTAAGCATTCTATATAAAAGTTAGTGTCTTTTTTCATATCTATTTAATTTTATTAATTTCTATTGGTATATGGTTTTCATCTAATTCGGTTATTACACTGGTAAATAGTGTTATACTCTCATCACTATCATCCCATACTTCAATGTTATTGAAGATAATATCAAAATCCTCATCTTCTCCATTAGTTCTATTTCCTAATAAATGTATATACTTATTTGGGTTTTCTATTTTTTGCAGTTCTGCAATTAAATCTTTTACTATCATATCTATTTATTTTTTTTACTGGCATCAAATCCAAGATCTTTTTGTAATTCTAAAGTTCTCTTCTCTAAGTATTCTATATATTCCATAAACACTTTTACATAATACTTTTTATCAGTTGTTAGTTCCTCAATAAATCCACTATTAAAATAGTTAAATCCATCATCTACTTTGTCTATTAATTTATCTTTCATATTATTTAATTTTAATTGTATAAAATTCTCCCGTAGGGCTATCGTGGTGCGATATTCTTACTTTATATTCCCTATCTTTTACTTTTTCTATTTTATAAGTTAAATCACATTCAGGAGCAATTTTATAAAACATATCTTCTCCTCTTCTTAATGTAAATTGTTTATGTCCGGTTCTATTGTTCCAACCCATATTTCTACCCTCAACAAATACTTCTTCATCTACATATTCCATAAATTCATCATTTAAATCGTATAAAAATTGTTCTTTGTGTATTTCGTGTTGGTATATATCATTATAAAAGTGTTCTTCTACTTCCTTGTCAGTTATACTTTTAACATCTCTTTCTTCATCCCATAAGATACTTACTGCAAATTCTTGCTTATCGTTCTTAAAAAAGTCAATCTCATCCATTAAGAATTGACTCTCATCATATTGTGTTTTCCAGTTTTCCATAATTTTGTTTATTTAATTTAATTTAAGTTAGGTGGCTAAAATAAGTAATACTTTTTAATTACACAAGTATTACTCATTATTTATTTTTTATTACTCTACATACTTGTTAAGCATTTAGGACAAAAGGCGTGTAAATCAGTGTATTCTACATCTTCTTTACAATTCCAACATTGCTCTTTATGTATTGGCGTTGTCTCCTCAAGATCTTTTTTTGCTATCTCTAAATACATATCATCAATATCTTTATCAGATATATTTACAAAATCGTTGATATGGTTTTGGTATACATTCAGTATTCTTACTAAATCTTTCTTTTTAAAGTCTATCATATCTATTTATTTTTATTTATATTCGTTTCTATACCAATCATATTTTCTATGGTAGTATTCACTATTATTTATTACTCTCATAAATCCGTATAGGTTTATCATTCTTATTAGTTTTATCATATTATTTAATTTTATAGTATTCAATAAGTAAAGAGTCGTTCTTCACTTGGTATTCATTATATAGTTTATTCATCTCATAATCAATTTTATTTCTTTGTTGTAATTGCTCATCAGATAGTTTGTTCATCATTCCACAACTTGTTAAACAAATTAATATCAGTATGCCGAAAATTATTTCAGCTACATTATTTTCTATTTTATCTTTCATATCCAAAGTATTTTATTATCTCGTTTAAGTTTAAGTAATATGTTTCCCAACCATCAACAAAACAATTTACTTCCCATTCATTTTTATTTAATCTTATAACTTCTTTTGTAGAAAGTCCGTATCTTTTTATTTCAAGATGCTCTCCCATTGACATTGCTAAAAATTTCTTTTTCATATTTATTTCTTTAGATCTTTTTATTTAGTTTTTAAGTGTTTATATTCTATATTATCTTTTATTAATTCATTCATCTGACTTGCTCCTCTCCAACTCCAATGTTTATGTGCATTATCGTTAGAATGAACACTATAATTGTTGCATAGATGGGAAATTTCATTCCATTCTTTTTTTGTTATTTCGTATGATTTCTCAAGTTTATCAAACCATACAATTACCATTTCTTTTTCCATTTTAAAACTTTTTAATTTATTATTATTATTTGTAATAGACAGGAGAAATTTCTCCTGTTTCGGACAATTAGCCCTCATCAGTATTACTATTTTAAAGCCAATATAGAGTCGTTTCTAATGTATCAGGTATACACCATTCGTTAGCATCTTCCTCGCTTATAATCCCATCTTTTTGCCAACTATCCATTAAATTGTTATACTCTTCTCTTCTTGCCGGTCTATCGGGTATCCCATCAGTTTCAAATCTTTTTGCTATCAGTGGCAAAATCTCCATTTTAAAATAATTGTTAAATTCTTTTTGAGTCATTTTCTTTTGTTTTATGGGGGGAAATTCTCCCCCCTATTAGTATTAATTTATTTTCTATTCCCCTCTATTAGGTTTTTTATTGTTCTCCATTCACTAAATTTAACGTCCGTTAAAAGTAAGTGTGCAATTAAAGTGGATAAATCAAAATCCAAATCTTTATTTACTTCTTGTATTGCGTTTCTTAACTTTGGGAAATGTTTACTTGCTATTTTAAAATCAGCGTATTCAAAATCTTGTTCGTTGGTATGCTTTACTCTTGCATCCTTTTTTAAGTGTTGCATTTTCTCAACAATTTCATAAACTTTTGTATTCATAATTTTTCTTTTTAATTTATTTTTTTATTTGTTGTATTTTTGGTGTAATTTTAGGATATGGAAAGACATGAAATTCCAATAATTTTTCAATACAGTATCTTCCCAACTTTTTTTGGTCTCTCCCTCTATCTCTTGCAAATCTTTTGCAAGTGCTAAAATATCGTAGTTATAACAAGGGATATCTATACAAGATGGCAAACCGGACAACCATTCCGCAAATCTCTCTTGTTGGTTTGGTGTTCTTCTTCTTGCGTATTCGCATTCGTATTCTGAGTTGAAGCAATCAAAAACAAATTTTAATTTTTGTTCTGGTGTGTTTGTTTCTGTTGCGTAGTCAGTTCCATCAATTTGATTAAGTAAATAATTTTCCATATTGGATAAATATTTTTTTGTGTTTGTTCTTAGCATTTTTTTTGTATTAAATTAGTATTAGTTTTTATTTCTTGGGCAAAGATAGTGCAATTCTTTTTAATAATCCTAATAAAAAACAAAGTATTTTTGTCCCAAAGTGAAAATAATTTGTAAGTCGTTGTTATTCAGGAGGTTATAGAGGTAAATTTTTTGTGTTTTCTTGGTGTTTTGTTTATGTTTTGGGGGGTTCGTGGGGGGTTTAAGGTGCATCTCTTCACCTCTTAATCATCTTTTTTAGTTCTTTAAGTGGGGGAAGGTGTCCGGATCTTGGGGGAAGGTGTCAAGATCTTGAGAGAATAAGGGCGAACAAGGAACGAGAGCAGGGGGGCAAGGTGCGACCGGTAGAGAGTAGAGGGGCAACCGGTAAAAACGGCAAAAATTCCCCACAAAAAAAAATATAAACGAGAGGGGGGGGTAAGATTTTGTTTTCGTTTTCTGAGACGGATGCCGAGCGTATGACCGAGGGGAACCCTCAACCCCAATACATCTAAAAAAATTTTATATCTTTGTAAAAAAATAAAACAATGAAAACAAAAAAAACATCCATGGCAAAATTAGCTGTAAAGGGAGCAAAGAACGCAGCAAAAAATGTTAGAAAAGTTACTAAAATTCAAAAGAGAACGAATAAAACTAAAAAATATTAATTATGAAAAAAATGACAAACCCTTTTGAAAAACCTTCTGGAGCTTCTGACTATGTTGACGGGCTTTATGTAAAAGATGGTAGGTTAAGAAATGATCGTAGAGACGGAGAGACTGGTATAGCTCAAATGTCTCGTATGAAACATGCAGCTGATCGTCAGAAGAAAATAAGTGAGATAGCTGATGGTATTGAAAGAGCAGAAGATAATAAAAGATTTAGAAATTTAGATTTTTAAAAGACATCCCATTGATGTTCTGTTGTGAGAAAAGGAGGTAAGACATTCAGTCTGCCTCTTTTTTTATATCTATATGTTAATCTTCAACATATTTATGTTATCTTTTTTTCAACTCAACATTTTATAACTTACTGATTTATAATCTATTATATTAAAATATGTTAATATGTTAACTTTAACTCTATTTTTATTAATAAATAAATAATAATAATAATAGAATATATATATATATAAATACAGATTTAAAAATAAACATACTGACATATATTATGTATATATTTTTATTATCTTTGCATCAAATTAAATTTAATTAAATCACAACAACATGCAAGATCAAGGATACATTCCAAAAGACCTGTCATTTGATGACGAGGCAAGAGAGAAACTAATATCGGGAATCTCTAAAATTTCAAAAGCAGTTAAGAGTACTCTGGGCCCAAGGGGCAACACAGTTATTATAGAGTCGACTGAACACTTACAAGGATTAACAATAACTAAGGACGGTGTTACTGTAGCTAAGTCTATTCATCTTGATGACCCTATAGAGAATCTTGCTGTTAGAATGTTAAAGCAAGCCTCTGAGAAAACCGCTAACGTAGCGGGCGATGGAACAACAACAGCTATTGTGCTTACTGAGGCTTTAGTAAAGGCTGGTCAAAAGTGGATACAGCCACATCACAATATATTTGATATTATAAATGGGATACGATATGACTCTGATGTTATTTTAAGAAACATTAAAGAAAGATCTGTTGAGGTTACTGATGATATGCTGGACAGTATTGCTTCTATATCTGCTAATAATGATAATGACTTAGGTAAGATTATAGCTGAGGCATACAAGAAAGTAGGTAAAGATGGTATAGTTACGGTTGAGAGATCGCAAACTGATCAAACTTATTCTGAGGTTACTAATGGTATAAAGATTGATAGAGGGTATACCTCTCCAATGTTTATTAATGACCAAAGAAAAGATGAGTGTATTATGGAGAATGTTAAAATATTAGTATGCGATACTGAGATTAACAACATACTTCAAATTGAGAATATACTTAAACCAATTATTAATGCCGGAGAAAAGCTTTTGATTATAGGGACTTGTTCTGGGAATGTAATAAATACATTAGCTGCCAACGTACAGCGTAATGGATTAAAGTTTTGTAATATTACACCTCCTTCATTTGGTTATAAAACCCACGAGCTTATGCAAGATATTGCATTTGCAACTGGAGCTAAATACTTTTCTGAGAAAACTGGAGACGACTTATCTATTATAAGTATGGCTGACTTAGGTCATGCTGATAAAATAATGGTGGGTAAATCATCTACTGTTATTGTTAAGGGTGGGGATATTAGTGAAGAAACAAAGGCAAGAGTAGAAGAGCTTAAAGAGCAGCAAAAAAGCTTAAAGGCTAAACATGAGCGTGACTTTATTAATGAGCGTATAGCATCTTTAGTTGGAGGAATAGCTTGTATATACGTAGGAGCTAATTCTGATATAGAGCAAAAAGAAAAATTCGACAGAGTCGATGACTCTGTCTGTGCAGTGCGTTCCGCACTACAGGAAGGGATTGTTCCTGGTGGAGGATTGTTATTATATGATTTTGCAAGACACTTTGGATGTAGTTGTGAAGACAATGCTCACGAGATAATAGACGAGGATATAGCTGGGGAGATGATGTTAAGAGAAGCGTTAAGAGCACCGCTACAACAAATACTTACTAATGCTGGGATGAATGAAAAAGAAATCATGTCAGAGATATATACACCGGAGATGTTAGGTACAGCAGATGAAGAGCCTGAGCAACCAATAAACAATAAAGGTTATGATGTTGTAAAGAAAGAATATGGTGATATGTTTGAGATGGGTATAGTAGATCCTGCTAAAGTAACTAAAGAGGCTTTGTTAAATGCTATTAGTGTCGCTACGACTATACTTACTACTAATGCTATTGTGACTCATAAAAGAGCATAATAAGATGATTAGGTTGTTAAAGAATATTTTTAAAAAAAAAGCAGGTCCTAATGATAAACTATTAAAGAACTTAGAAGAGTATGCCAAAAAAGAAAAAGCTAAACAGCAAGAATCCAAAGTACTGGGACAAAAGCCAGTTAAACAAACAAGAGGAAAAGAAAAGAGTACACGCATGTACCACATCTAATGGATGTAAAGTATATGCTGTCTGGTATAAATAAAATATATTAAATGAAACCAATAGGAAAATACATAGTAATAAATAAAATAAACGAAGAGTTAAAGACAGAGTCTGGTCTTTTATTGTCAGCCCAGGATGCTTCAGACTTTAGATATCGTAAAGGCGAGGTTGTTAAAGCCGGTACAGATGTTAGTGTTATTAATGAAGGGGATCTTATTTATTATGATAAATCCGCAGGACACGAAATGTTAATTAAAGACAATCCTTATACGGTTATTACTGAGAGAGATGTCGTTGTTGTTTTATAAACTGATTCATTTCTATAATCATATTTCTATAAACCTTATCTGTATAAGAAGCATCATATCTAAATAAAGGGTTAGTCTTAGGGCTTTCCCCTATTTCTTCTCCATTTAACTTTTTGTATATAGTGTTTATCATACGCTTACCTTTATAGGAAAGCTCGTACAAGGCAGCTTCTCCATTTTGTTTTTTACGCCATATATGAATCCATCCTTGCTTTAAGAGTCTGTAAAATCTGGGTTCGTCCCACGACATACATTCTTCAAATTCTTTAAACTTTGTTTTATTAAAAAGCTGCTCACTATAAAG